TGTTTCTACTCGATGCATTATAAATAGAGTGGATTTTGATAAATTACTTATGAAACAGAAAAATGTCTGCGCTATATGCTCTAAACCAGAATCAAGAATGGTAAAAGGAACCTTATCAAAACTTTCCGTCGACCATTGTCATAAAAAAGGTCATATTAGAGGGTTGTTGTGTACAAAATGCAATTCTGGAATTGGATTATTACAAGATTCTTGCACCATCTTAGAGCGGGCAATTAATTATTTGAAAAAAAATGTTTAAATTAAGGGATTATCAAAAAACAGGGATCAATGAGGCATGGGTAGCATTAAAGAAAAATGATGATCCTGTTCTGTTTGTTTCTAGTGTGGGCAGCGGAAAATCGGTCATGATTGGAAGTATGATGCGCGAACTTGAACTTAAAAATAAACGCGCATTATGCCTTGTCAACAGCTCAGAGCTCGTACGAAATAATTCAGAAACATTTAAACGATTAGGAGGCAATCCATCAGTTTTCTGTGCATCATTAAACAAAAAAGAATTCGATACGAATATTATATTCGCAACGCCTCAGTCAATCATTGCAGCTATCAAGAACAATCACCCCATTAAAGACATTATTTTCAATATAGTGGTTGTAGACGAGGCTCATTCAATTAATTATACAGCTCATGATTCGCAATTCATGAGAATACTAAGACACTATAAGCAAGAGTATCAACCCATGCGGCTACTCGGCTTAACGGGCACAGATTTCAGAGGCTCTGGAAATGATATTGTTGGTGACTCATGCTTGTTTAAGTCGCGCGTAGCCAATATAACCACGTCATGGTTAATCGAAAATAATTTCTTAGCAAGACCGGTTTATGGTTATCCTGAAACACAATCTTTTGATTTTAGCTCGGTCAGAATGAAAGCCGGCAAATTCAACACTACTGAACTACAGGCAGTCGTTGACAAAAACAAGCGTTTAACATGGGAAATATTACAAGAAGCAAATCAAGTCATGGCGGACAGAAACGGTGCATTTGTGTTTTGCAGTAGTAAAAAGCACTGCGATGAAGCCTTAGCAGCATTACCTCAAGGGTCAGCATACATTATTACAGGTGACACTCCAGAAAAAGAACGTCACAAAATATTAACCATGGCTCGCAATAATGAAATAAAATACTTGATCAGCGTCAATTGTTTGATGACAGGCATTGACGTGCCAAATTTCTGCACAACAATATGGTTGAGGCCTACGGAATCTCTGGTATTATATGTTCAAGGAATAGGTCGCGCTCTTCGACTGCATGATTCAAAAAAAAATGCACTTATTTTGGATTTTGCTGGTAATTTAACTAGACATCAAGATATAGATAATTTAATAATTAATGAAGCTCTTAGGCCAAAAGAAAATGAAAAAGAAGAAGATTACCCGATACCATGTTTTACTTGCGGCTGCAATAACTCTCTTATGGCAAGGAGGTGCCGAGGTATTGTCGATGACAAAAGATGTGATCACTTTTTTGATTGGCGAGAATGCCCTAATTGTAGAACAAAAAATGATCAGTGCGCAAGAATGTGCCGATCATGCCAAGCCGAACTCATCGACCCAAATGCAAAACTCAAGCGAATCAAAGCTGAAACATACACTTTAACCGTCACTGAGGCCCGATACAGCGTTGTTCCAATGGGCACTACATTGTTGCCGATAATAAATATATCGTACAACTGTGGCACTCACAGGGTATTTGAAAGCTACTACACAAATACACCAAAAAATAAAAATATATTTTATGCCAAATTTTTGAGACCACACGTCGATAATGCCAGCCAATTTTATATGCATTTATCCAATATCAACAAAATGCGTGAATTAATTGAATCGCATTATATCAAAACACCGCATACGTTGGTATGTACTTTGAGTGATGACGGATATTATCGGATTATTAAGAAGGTGTTTGATTGATACAATTAAGATCCCATCGGCAGCGTCTTGCGCATATGATCATCAATGATGACCCTCTCGATGGGAATCAGAAGGCCCTCACGATTTGAGCATAAGTATAGAGGCTTGAAGGGCTCTTATTTAGCTGTTTGGGCTTATGCCATATTATAGAATTTTTTAATCAAGTCAATCGCATGCTCAGCGCCATAACATACTTTGGCCGAATAGCCTTCTTTGATCATATCAACTAAAAAATCTAACTGTAATTTGGTTGGCTTGCCAGATAAGGTTTTTAATTCAATCCATAAGCCAGAATGAATGCCATTACTACGAGGTAAAAACAAGTCGGCAGCGCCTGCTCTTACACCCATGCGCTTTAAAAGAGCACCATGTTGAGCAGATGTTTTCCGTTGATTTGCAATGTGGATTACTGGCAAATCTGAGCATTGCTTTATCCATTCGATAATTTTTATTTGTTCAATGTCTTCAAGTGTAACGGCCATTTAAAATCCTGTAAGCTAAATCCTTGCTTCTTATCGGTCCCACTTGTTCCGCCCACTTGCTAGCTAGAAGCGCCTTAGCAGCCTCAGGATACGACTTTCTTTTTAATGCGTACAACATATCGGCAAACTCAAGTAAATGCGAAATACCCATGTTAAATGCGAGCTCAACCAAAGCATCTGCACGCACTTGGTCTTGAATCTTATACCAATCATAAACCTGAAGTTGTAAACGAAAATATGCAATATCATTTTTAAGAAGATAAAAAATCTCATCAACACTTAATCCACGACCAACACCTTCTTGGATACATCTACCGCAACCAATAGTCATGTTTTTGTCTGAATCAAGATAACCAAATTGTTTTATGCCTTCATGTGCACCAAGACAACCAATTAACATCTCATCAGGAACAGCGCTCGGAGCTATAACCCCCTTGACACTAGTTTGCATAAATAATCGGCTCCACAGGGATTTGAACATAGCCATCATCGTTATCAACCTCAGATTGGTATACAACTACAGAATGCGTGGGATGTTTTGAATAATGTAACAGTAAACTGGAAAAGGCACCAAACATTAACATTAATAAGACAATAAATAACTTCATGATATCCCTTTGAGAACAGCCCTTGCGGATGACAAGAGCTGTACTGACTGACTAGGAGTGATGGAATGGAGGCCATCAGTTATTATAATATTAGATCTTAAGAAGTAATACTATTGTTATTATAAGCGTGGCTTGTTTTATGTATAATCTTGAATAAGATTTGATCATCAACAACTTACGCACAAATAATCCTGTGCGTAAGCCTGTGTTTAAAGCATGAATCAATTGTGAACTATTCTGCAGCGGCACCCGTAGCACCAGAAACAGCAGGTTCTACAGCATTATCCACATCATTTACCACATTTTCCACTGTATTAATAATGGCCGATGCGCTTGGAACTAATGCTTCTACAACAGGTGCAGCAATAGTTAGAACATTTTTTAGTTCAGCCAATGCGCCTAGAAGGCCGTTGTGATTTGCAAGGGACGTTGCAATTGCGGTTTCGTATTCTTTGATACGTGCTTCCATAGATGCTACAAAAGTTGATAATTCTGACATGATTATATTCCTTGTTGAGTTAATGCCCCTGCTCAACGTCAGGGGCAGTTTATGGTAGCATAGTTATTGATAATACTCTCTGATAACAATGTAGCCTGAGCCGCCTGCTCCACCGGCACTACCGCCTGTTCCCGCAGTTCCCGCAGTTCCCGCAGTTCCCGCAGTTCCTACAGCATAAGAATAAGTTGCAGAAGGACTAGTAATAATTGCATTTACATATCCTGATTATCAATTATAGATTTAATTATTATCTTTTAACCATTTTCTTTGAAATTTCATACTTTTGATTAGAGGCATGATTTTGTCCTTAAATGAATTCTGTAATTACTACATATCCTCCAGTTCCATTACCACCAGAAAAAGATGATGTTGTCCCATTTGCAGCTGCTCCTGCGCCTCCAGATGCGAATCCAGTAGCATTGGATCCAGTAGCTCCAGATGTAGCAATAGAATTTATACCTGTTCCACCTGATCCAATTAATGAAGATCCACCTTGACCAGAATTTCCATAAACAGAAGTGTTTCCTCCTATTGAAGACAATCCACCCATTCCCACGGAAGTAATGTCACCTACAGCTCCTGATAAAGATATTAAATATCCACCAATAGCTCCAGCTCCTCCTGATCCTCCTCCTCCAGCTCCACCTAATGCGACGCAAATTGTGCTTACTGAAGTATTTCCTCCTGCTCCTCCAGTAACATTTCCTCCTGAACCATTTCCAGCTCCTCCTATAGTTACGGTTTTAGATGCTCCAATTGTAGTCGCAGATGCAAATTTCCTAGAATAACCTCCGGCTTGTCCACCACCACCACCTCCTCCCTGTATAGATGATCCAGCTATGCCCCCTCCACCAGCACCACCGCCCCAACATTCAATGATGCAATAGACCATTCCTGACGTAGGCGTATAAGTTCCAGTTGCTGAAAATGTTTGGACATTAATTGAAAATGATGAACCAACTGGAGTAGTCCATGTGCCTGATCCAGACCAGTAAGTGGTGCTAGATGCTCCAGTTCCGCTATTAAGATTAGTCACAGGTAAATTGCCACTCACGCCAGTCGTTAAAGGAAGTCCTATAGCATTCGTTAACGTGGCGGATGCAGGAGTTCCGAGCACAGCATTACCTGTAAATGTTGGGCTAGCAAACGTAGGTGAACTGGTAGTATCAATAGCCTGAGGCAATGTAAGCGTAAGCGCTCCTGTTTGTCCACTTCCGGTAGTACCATTAACTAAGATTTCATTAGCCGTCCCGGCCACCGAAGTCACGCCTACCGCGCTCGTTTCTATCGTAGCCCATGTTGAGCCATCAACTGTACTTTCAAATAATGATGTCTGAGTATTAAGCCGAATCGTACCTGCTCCTCCTGCACGCTGAGCAGTCGTTCCACCCGGCAATTGAACGCCTCCTGTACCTGGTAAAATAGGATTGCTAACCAAGGATAATGTAACTGCGCCAGTTGATGCTGATGCTGCGATTTGATTGGACGTTCCTGCGATAGATGATACAACTCCAGAGGTCAATGCAACTGTTCCGCTCGCATCTGGGAAGGTGTATACACTAGTACTAGCGGCTGAAGGCAATGAGAATGCGCTAGTATGCTGATAACCAGAACCAGTAAACATTATAAATTGATTCGTTGCAGCAGTAGTGGATAAATTAAAAACACCTAGACCTTTGGCAGTGAAGTTAATGCCAAGGTCAGTTGGTATTCCAGCAGGAGATAAGCTTGGATTAGAAACCCCCGCTGCATTATTTAATACAAAATAATTAACTGCCGAAGAGGTGGCGGGGAATGAAGCTGCTATATTACCATTTGAGTCCAAAATATTAGATGCATTAAGTCTTACAGTATTAAACTGAACTGCACTACTTGTTGCAATACTCTGCGGCAAACTAAGGGTAACAGTCCCAGTGCTAGCAGAAGCAATCACCTGATTGGCAGTGCCAGTGATGGATGTAACTGCGCCAGCCGAAGTTAAAAGTGTTCCGCTTGTGGGGAAGGTAACATTTGTTGCACCCGTCATAGTAAACGTAGAAGCAAATGCGCCCGATGTTGAAAGAGTTCCCGCCAATGTCAGCGTATTAGAGCCGTTATTTACGCCGGTGCCGCCATAAGTAGGGCCAATCAATGTTCCGTTCCATACGCCGGTACCAATCGTACCTAGCGTGGTTATCGAACTCTGGCCAACATAAGACGCAGATATGTCTATGACTGGAGTAATTCCACCTGTGGATGTAACTCTGTTAGATGTGCCGGAAACACTTGTTACGCCCGTTCCCGCTGGCGTTCCCCATGTGCCATCACCGCGCCAGAAGGTCGTGCCGGATGCACTTGTGCCAGAATTTAGATTTGTAACGGGCAGATTGCCAGAGAAATTAATCGTGATTGAACCCGAAGCATTTCCTACCAGAATGTTTGTGCCAGAATTGATAGCCGCTGGTGCATATGTTCCGCCTGTTAATCCAATCGGTATTTGTCCGGCAGTGGGCGCTATTCCTGTGCCTAGGCCGCCATAGGTAGGTTGTACGACAGATGCCTGCCATGTTCCTGTCCCAATTGTGCCCAGAGTAGTAATTGATGTCTGGCCTACGTAACTTTGGGAAATATCAATTACTGGCGTTGTTCCGCCAGTAGATGTGATTCGATTTGAAGTTCCTGAGACACTGGTTACGCCGGTGCCTGCAGGTACAGACCATATGCCATTTCCTGCCCAATAAGTCGTGCTCGAAGCACTGGTGCCACTATTAAGGTTTCCTACTGATAAATTACCGGTTACCCCTGTTGTTAGGGGTAAACCAGTACAATTCGTGAGAATACCTGATGCAGGTGTATTTAAAGTAGCAGTTATTAACGAAGGAGAATCTGATCCAACAAAATTACCCGTTCCAGACTGACCAGAGAGCGATGTGCCAACACTATTTTGAGTCGTCATAATTATCCTTCGTTATTAGGCAACAACTATTGCTTGTTGTGAATTACTTATCACAGAAAATGTGACGCGATATCGTGATGGCGTAATCCCAACGGATGTGGATGTTATTTGTATCAATCCTGCAGCCGTCACCGCAAACGTATCCACCAAAGTTCCGACTGTATGATTAGACACTTCCGTACCAATTATCGTTGCTGTTCCTGATATCGTGCCTGCTTTGTTCGTGATTGCATAAGCCATTATGCCTGAGGTGCACTGATAATCTGTGCCGTCAGTAGCTTCAACGGTATAATGGATTACGCCACCAACCATAGAGCCAGAGGCAATCGTAGGCGTTACAATCGTGACAGCAGATGCACTTGTTAGAGCCGCTGTTCCGTTCAATACTAGACGAGGCACCGATGTTGCAGCCGCTGTTCCAGTTGTTCCGCCTGACGCATCGGCCAGAAGCTGTATTTGTGAAGGCGTTCCTGTACCTGTTGATGTAGGAGCAGTAATTATAATATTGGTGCCATTTTGATTTGTACCTACGGCAGCGCCACCAGTAATGTTCAATGCTCCGCCAACACCACTTGTCTGAGAAGATCCACTATTTATGGTTAATGATCCTCCTGCACCGCTTGTTGATCCGCCTAGACCGGGTGTTATGGCTATAGGACCGCCTGCTCCAGTTCCGGCTCCAGTTCCTCCAGTACCAGTTGTTATATTTAACGGACCACCAGAATTAGTTCCCGAACCTTTCCCGGTGAGTAATGTTAAAGTTCCGCCAAGACCATTCCCCGCTCCTGTCGTGATATTTATTGCACCACCAGCTCGACTTGAAGTTGAAGAAAGTCCGCTGGTTATATTTATTGTCCCACCAAAACCTGTTGATGAACCATTGGTGTTCCCCGCTGTAATATTAATTCCACCACCAGAGCCACTTGAATTCCCACTTGTACCAGCAAGAATAGAAATCATGCCTCCGCTTCCAGATGTGTTTCCTGTCCCGGATGTGAGTGTTATTAATCCACCATTACTTCCCGCGTTACTTGTGGCTCCTGCGGTAACATTGATTGGAGCGCCAACACCACTGCTATTGCTAGCTGTTGTCAATGTTAGACCAACAGTTGTACTCGTTAGCGTTGTTCCTGCTGTACCATTGAATGCTACGGATCCAGATGTAACGTCACCGACTGTAGTGATACCAGATGAAGCGACTGCCTGCCAAGATGGAGGAGCACCGCTATTTGCAGTCAATACCCAGCCAGCGGTACCACTATTTGCCAATAATGAAGGAACACTGCTGTTATTAGTGATTAAAACACCATTTGCCAAAGCACTTAATCCTGCAATAGTATTGGTTGCTGAGCTGTATAAAATTTGATTTGCAACAGTAGCCGCCAAACCTGTACCACCATTAGGAACTGTTAATGCTGCAGTTAACGTCAGTGCTGCAAAAGTTGGCGAACTTGTACTTGCTATGGATTGAGGCAAACTTAATGTCACAGCACCAGTTGATGAAGATGCAATAACTTGGTTAGCAGTTCCTGTAATGGATGTAACTGCACCAGCACTCGTTAAAAGTGTTCCGCTTGTGGGGAATGTGACACTGGTTGCTCCAGTCATAGTAAACGTAGAGGCAAAAGCACCCGATGTAGCTAGGTTGCCAGCCAATGTTATCGTGTTAGAGCCGTTGTTTACGCCCGTTCCACCATAAGTAGGCCCAATCAATGTTCCCTGCCACACACCTGTCGCAATCGTTCCTAGCGTGGTGATTGAGGTTTGACCAATATACGTGGATGCTATTGCAATCACGGGCGTTGTACCGCCCGTGGATGTAATTTGATTCGAGGTTCCGCTCACACTTGTAACAGTTCCTGTCGTAGTAGATAGTGTTCCACTAGTAGGGAATGTGACATTAGTGGCGCCTGTCATTGTAAATGTAGAGGAGAATGCGCCGGATGTTGTTAAAGAACCACCTAAAGTTAAAGCGCTTGTTCCTAACTGCAATCCTGCAAAAGTTGGCGAACTGCTCGTAGCAATCGCCTGCGGAAGACTAAGCGTCACAGCGCCCGTTGATGAGCTGGCTATAATTTCGTTTGCTGTTCCAGTAATGCTTGATACGTTGCTGATTCCCACAGCTGCTGCAAAATTTGCATAAGTAATGGCAGAGTCTGTTCCGGATGTGTATGGCGAGTGAACTAAATATAATAGATCGGCACTTAACATTGTTGTAGAAGGGTTGGACATGTATATTTGATCTAATGTCTGCGACATAATTATTCCTTAGGCTAATTCTAAATATTGACCTGTAGTCAAAAGCAATGGACTAAAATTAGTTTCCAATAAAACATTAACTTGTGGCGGAGTTGCAAAGCCAACATCCAATTCCTGAACATAAGGCGAGTCAGTCAAAGGATTTTGAACTATCCCATAGCTAGGAACCCCATTGTATATGCTCATAATTAATTCACATAAGGATTAATAATCAAAAGCTTCACACTAACCCATGGAGTAGACGTATCGGCAGTAATGAAACTCAATTTTTGTCCTGCTACTACAGCACGTGCAGAAGGATTTAATTCGGCCGTTGTCGCTGAAAATGTTGTGCCTGGAACTACGGCAGTATTAATACCATCAACCCAAATATTTGCTCCTGGAGTATAAGAAAATATAGCAATCCAGTTTCGATAATTAGACGGAACAGTAAAATTTTGCTCAGCATTTGCAGCCAATGAAGTGCCTTCTCCATCCAATGAGAATGAAATGCCAAAACCATTGTAACCTGCAATATCTTTTGTTAAATTGAATTTAGTTGACATTTTTTTCCTCATTAAACGATAGTTATGTCGCCTTGTGGTCCGCACGGAGTCTGCCACGTTGTATTTGCAACAGTGCAAATCAATTGAAGCGAATCAAATTGATTTGTTGAAGAAATTTCCCCGCTTCCTCCAATAGTGGTTTGTCTGCTTCCAATTATGATTTGTTGACCGGCATTCTGAGTCACAATCCATCCATCAACACTGCCGCCCATAATATAAAGAACTTGTCCAACAGAACTGGTTGCAGGCAATGTTAATGTTGCTAATCCACTAGAATAATTAACAAAATAAATATAATTAACTATCATCGTGGTTATTTCTGTGGTTACTGTTGTAAAATTAAGGCCGAGAGCAGGAACCAATGTCAAAACATCTGCTAATGTCTCTTGAACAGATGTGCCTAGAACGGATGATGATTCATAGCCTTGTACCGCACAGATTATATCTGTTAATTGCGGTACAGCAGTTGGTAAATTATTAAATCTCTCGTTAGACATAATCTACCTTCTTAAAATACTAAGTAGCTAATCAGGATTGTGCCATTAAGTGCTGTGGCTGCTGTGTTGTTATAAATGGTTAATGTCGCTGAACCAGCACCCGGAGCAACTTTGATGGTTATATTTTCTGTAGTATTTGTACCACCAGCAATTGTTACCAATACCACAGATGTCGCAGATATAAATGTATTGGTCCATGTAATGGCATAGCTGGAAGCGCCTGCTGTAGTCAAAGATGAAGTGGTAATAACACCAGCCATTCCGCTTGCTGTAACAGCATTGGTAGCTTCTGTTCCGTTAACTTTATTTGCTACAATTGATGCACCAGAAGCCAATGTATTAACGGCATTTTTTACCACGACATTGGAAAATAAAATACCAGAATCTTCGAGCGTTCCATCCACGTCTGCAAATTGTGATAATTGACCAACAATTGTGGGAAGAATAACGTTGCCCGGAGATACGGTTGATACAAGAGACCAGTTGCCTTGTTGTGGGACACCGGAGTTGGCCACATAGGATAGTTCATACCAGCCAACAGCAGCGCTTGCACTGGATGATGTTTGGGTGCTTACACAACACATGCATGGCAAAGAGAATGCTGCTAGACCACTTTGTACGGCTTGATTAAGATAACCAGTTGCCAATACTTGAGCCTCTGTATCAGAGGTCTGGATATAAGCGACACTGGGCAATGTTCCTGTTAAACCTACTGATGATGACTGAATATTTAATATTGGCATTTTGTGTCCTTGGTTATTATTCGTATCGGATATATTTATATAAAATTGTTGTTGCTTGAACGATACCAAAAGGAGTTCCTGATCCTTGTGATCCAACAGAAACAGTTGTACTTCCCCCAGCAACCATAAACATGCTAGATCCAGCAGACGGCCCAGATATCCCTAATGAAGAAATAGGCGCTGTAGATGCTGTTGGTGTGGAATGATTATGGGCAGGCATATTGTTGATAGCTAACGTTGCTGTTGAAGCTCCACCCGACTGCCCGAGAGTATCAAGCAATGGAGATAAAGCTATCAGATTTCCACCAGCTCCGGCAATTACTATTCCCGCAAGATTATAAACATTGAAAGTCGTAGAGCCATCGCCTTGTCCAGCAGCATAAAAAGTAGCTGAAAAAGTTCCTGTCGATGTGGTGGCTTGATTGACAGTAATTGTAGTTCCAGAAATGTCAGTAATATAAGTTCCAACCAGAATTCCAGTTCCTTCAACAAACATACCTAAACCAAGTTGCGCCGCGCTAGTAACTGTGAATGTTGTTGTAGACAATTCAGTTATCGACTGAATCAGTGTCATAGCTCGATATAATTGATTATATGTAACCCGACTATAAGCAGCTCCATTGCCTAACAAGTAATGCGCAGGGGCTGCAAATCCACCAAAATCAATCACAGTTCCCACGGGAACGATAGGATAAGCATCATGATAAAGATGATCAATTTGTCTTGGCGTAGTTTCCTGAATATAAACTGGAAGTGTCGCATCATCTGGAACGGACAATAATTGAATGCAACTAATATTGATATTTGCACTGACAGGAATAGATATCTGTATGTTTACATATCCAACTGAACCAGAATCAGGATTCTTTGTTAAACTTGATAAATCCACGTTGCCATAATATGCGGTATAACCTCCTTCAACCGCACTGCCAGATACAACTTCCAATGATGTTAATGCAGGATTGGAAGGCACAAAGTTCATGGTAATAGTAGGTGACAAAGAAGTTTGGGATTCGACAACGAATGTACCTGATGCATATCCATTTTCAAGAATACGTGGGCTCATTGCAATCGTTTGACTGAGCAATAATGCCGTTATTCCACTAGAGGTAATATTTAAAGCAAACGCAGGCAATCCTGGAACTGCTGTATCGGTAACTGCAACTTGATTAATAGTTACCGTTCCAGCTCCTGTAGTAATAATATTCCAATCCGGTGCAATCTGATTAGTAGCCGTTCCAGACACAGTAAATGTGTAAGGAGATGGATAGTTGATAACTGCAAATTGCGGATTGGATATAACATTATCTGAACTAATGAAGTTGTCAGATGTGGATGAACCACCTGATACTTCTGGAGGCCATGCATCTACCGTGAATTCTGGAGAATCTTCTGAGCCACCGGATGCGACTACCGCTATATAATACAAATCTACATCTGTAGACGGTGGGGTTGCAGATGGAGAACCAACAAAGGGCCATAAAAATGGAATAATATTATTGCCATTATCATCTACAAATGTACCAATGGCCGACAATACCAATGGATTAGGCAAGACAGCATAAGTAAATGTGTTGTCAGGATTTAATGTTCTTTGATACACATCTTTCATAACGGATGGTGCATTTTGTCGGTAGAAATAGACTGAACCGTCTGCCAATGCCAATCCTGTTATAGAATCAAATATGGTTTCTTGTATGGGAAACAAAGGGTAATAAGAATTACTTGGAAGAGACATGGTTCATCCACATTGAACTAATGGATTAAATCATACGCTTTTTGATGATTTATTCAAGTAGATATATTTTGATTAACTCTTTACACCGTGTAATACAATATGCAATAATATCCCCACTGAGTTTTAATTTTATGCATGTGGGGATGGTTATGATTCTTGAAATTGCATTTATATTGATTTGCGGAGCTATTTTACATTGGGCTACTAGTTAATTATTTACGAGATGATTCAAAGAATCAATGCGATTAATACAGAATTTACTTTCATGAAGGGCTGCTTAACGGGTAAGAATTTGTAGGTGATTTGACATCCTTGTCAGATTTTGTTTTGTTTTTTGGAGTCTATTATGATTTGCAGTATTATTTTAATTTTATTTGGTTTGTCATTAATGTGTGATTGTAATTGCGATTGTTAGTGTGTGATATCCCATCCTTTTTTAAACCCAACGCCAGTCAAAACCGACCCTATAGCCTTCTTTGCTATTTTGCTTTTTAATGCTTGATTTATTTTTATTCCAGGATGTTCTTTGCCAACAGATAACATAAAGGCATCATTATTTTTTAATCTTTGCAATAATTTCTTTTCAGTTAGTTCGCCATTTTTATATAAATTCAACGCTTTATTTGTTGAGTATGGGATTACATCAGATTTATATCCATGAGTTATCTTGTTGTATCGCTCAGAAAGCTCAGGATGGCCTTTAAACATGGATTCTTTGATCTTATTTTTAGCATCTACAATTTCTCGATAAGTCTTATGTTGACTAGATGTTAAAGGATTGACCGTGTTTGATTTTTCCATGGCTCGCTGTAATTTTCCTAAGTCACTTTGAGCTTTATGAGCATTTTCAACGGTAGGATTGATTTTGAATTCTTTTAATGCTGTATGATATTTTGGTAAAGAATTTTTTTCAATCAAAGAAAAATTAATCTTAGGCTTTTCGAGGTTTTTTATGCCTTTGGTTTCTGCTTCTTGAAATAATTTATTATAAAGTTTTCCATATTTTTGCTTTGCTAAATCATTTGCTGCTAATACTTCCTTGCTTATGCCTTTTGTAGTTATAGCAGGAATGGCTTTTATAGCTGTTTTTAGGCCTTTTATTCCATAACCTAAAGGCACTGCAAATTCAGTTCCTAATTGAATGGCTTTGTCACTTAATGTCGGCTGTCCAGTTAAGCCTAATTCTTTACCAAAATCATGCTCGCCAAAATGTGGGATCATTTCAGCAGTTTTCTGTCTTTGTTGAACTTCTTCTGGACTTGGATAGAACTTACCACCCAATAACCTTCCAAAATTAGTTGTAGATACAACTTTACCCAATTCATATGGTATATTGGCTAATCCTGTAAAAGCATTAGCCAGTCCTGCTTTAACATTAATAGGCAGTTTTGTACCAAAGGTTTGTTCGGGTTGTTTGGGCGCAATAGGGCCTTCATGAGCAAGCAAATCAATAGGGCCTGATTGTTGATCTTCATCCGCCAATAAATCAATAGCCATACTATTCTCCTTGATGCTCAACCATACTCATAAATTCATCAACATTAACACCAGCTTTCTTGGCTAACTTTTCAATAACATCATTTTCAGTTATGCCGCGTTGTTGAGCTGTATGTTGTATATCGGACCATTTGAATTTTTTTGATGGTGGACCACTTTTAATAGGAGAGGATGATCTCTGACCATTGTTTTTCAAAAAATCCTCTCTAACCCGATTAACATTTTTTACCGCTTCATTATGCCTTCTCTCAACTTCTTTTTGTAATTCAGGAGGTAAGTTATTGGTAATTAAATGACTAGCATTTCCCCAGCCTTGGCGAATAGCTTCTTGTTGATGCTTAAGAGCAGGGACAGTACCTCTCTGGCCTTGAGACATCAATTGAAAGCCAGCATATTCAGGGACTAAACGCTCAGCTACAGCAGCTTTAATTAGTCTTTCTTTAGCTGATTCATCTCCATTTTGAGCAGCATACCTATCTTTTAATAAATTATAGCTCGCGCCCGTTCCTGTGTATTCTTTAGGCATGGATACAGTGTTTTGCAATTCTTCACGAGCAACATCTGATAATCCAGTTGTAAGATTCGCTTTATTAGCAGCTTGCTCAGTCGCGCCTTT